GGATCTCAGAAGATCTCCCCAAGTTAAACCCACCTTCTCCATCCATTCTTGATGGTGGGACGTTAAGCGAACGGTAGAGTTTCTTTTTAAAATACTCAATATCAGTGATTTCACCCAAGTTCTGTCCGCCAGGGAGAGTGGAGATTTCGGTTCCTCTTCCGCCCTCACGCCTGGGAAGCCAGAAATCTTCGAGCATTGCCATGTGCTTTTTATCATCACGTATCTCTCCAGTATTAGCATCGTAAACCATTTTGTTACGATATCTCATCATAACATCACGCAGATATTGCTCTGCTTTCATTTTTGGTAAGTTACCAACATCAATGTAGAAAATTCTACGTTCTGGAGCACGGGACAATCTATAGATTACCAGTGAATCCTCAATCATTCTAAGTTGATTGAGTGATTTGATTGCTTTATGGAGATATGATAAAGTATTACCTTTATTACGATCAACAAGACCAGATGTGCAATATGAAATTGCATCTTTTGCAATTTTTATTCCCTTATCTCCACCTGCTTGAGTTGGATTTGCAACTGGATAAGCAAGTTTTGGTTGATAAAGAAAATATTCTTCTATTTCAGGAAACTCATAATCCATTGGATCAGAGTTTCTATTATTAATTCTTGCTATAGCGTTTGCTCTATCTTCTGGTTTCTGTTTTTGCTTACGAATATAACGCATTTTCATTGCGTCAATATAACGCAATTCTTGAATACCTTCGTTAGGATTTTTTAAATCGATTATTTTATGATAATAAATGCGACCATCAATATACCAATTACGATAAATTTCATGTGCTTTTTTATCGAAATCAAGAAGATCTAAGATATACTTAAACTCTTTGCGAATTTTATTTTTAATGCCATCACTAGCATTTAGATTTGATAATTCAATTTCTACAGGACTATCGTTAGAATCAGATACAACTGCTTCATTAACAATGTCTTCAATAGCACTGTCACATTCAGGATGAAGTGACATTTCACGATATCGTTTGATTAATTCAAACTCATTTCTAAAGACACCCTCAAGATCTACATGAGTACCAAAAAAACCACTACCAGCGTAGTGATCAACCCCATCCTCATTACTGGGAGGAACTGGGGAGACTGCTCCGGGAGATAGTGGTTCTGAGTTCTCAATCGAGAATCCAAATAATTTGGACATGATTTATATTATAGTGGTTATCCTCAAACTATTTATCAACCACTGACAGCGCCACCATCACCAAGAAGTTCAAGTGATTGAACTTGGAAAGTAACAGTGAATTCTTCGATAGCATCTGATGAATCGTAAGAGAGATCAATTGCAGAAACTTCCGTTGGGAAGATATCTACAAACTTATACTTAGCGAGAACAACATTTGATTCTCCACTATTTCTGCTGCTACTCTTGCTGCTACCTCTACCAAGTTGATATACGTGAGCAGATGCCATGTAAGCATCAGGGTTAGTTGCACCAATGTTAGTGTCTAACTTAGCAATTTGCTCAGTCCATTCTTCAAATGCTCTTCTTAGATTGAAATCTTCATCATTGATAATGGTTACACTCCATGTATCAATAGTTCTGTCTCCAGCAACTTTAAAGATTCTTCCTCTAAAAGGAACATCGATAGAACCGATGTTTTGAGCAGGTAGATTAGATGCTTTACATAAAAATGCAAAGTTAGTAGCATCAAATCCGGGTAAATTAAATTCCAGTTCGTTAAGAGTCATCTCAACTTCAAATAGATTGGGGCGGGCACCGCCCCCAACCATTGCTGACTTAAACTGGGAAATTGTTCTGTTTTCTTTTTGTGCCATTGTTTGGTCCTCCTTTTGTTATTTAGATAATGTTATCAAACTGTACCAGCTACTTCTTCAAAAGAAATACCAGTTCTTGTGGCAACAAACGTAAGAGTGACGTAGTTAATAGACTTGGCAGGTTTCAGGAAGATGTCTGCTCTAAACTCATTATTATCAATAACATCAGGTGTGTTGTTTGAAGAGTCACAAACAACAAGGAATCCGAAGAGACCTCTCTTTGCCTGAACATCGCGGAGGAAGGGTTCAACAATGTTTCTAAAGTTTGCTCTTGTCAACTCATCATTGAGTTCAAAGAGTTGTGCTTCTGCTGCTTTCTCAAGTGCTTGCTCAACTGTCAGGAACAGGCGGCGAACATTAATTCTATCGAATGCAGATGCGTATCCGAGAGCGGTCTTATCGCCAAAGAGAAGTGTTCCAACACCTGGTTTTGTGATGAAGGAGTTAACTCTCTGTGGATAGAGACGATCTCTTTGTGCTTTATTTGGGTTATATGCAAGTTTGACAGCGTTGTTGATAACACCACGCTGCTGACCTGCGGGAGAGAACCATGGGAATGCAACGATTGATGTGCGAGTCATGAGACCAGCAACGTCAGCGTTAGCAGGCACGTAACGGAATTCGTTATTAAATCTATCAAATTGATACTTATAACCACTATCAAATACCGCGTAAGAAGAAGAACTCAACGTGGAGAAGTAATTGATAAGATTATCAGTTTGATCATTGCTATTAGTTACATTGACCAGATTTGTCCTGTGTGGTCCAACGACTGCCATACAGTCTTTTCTTTGACCAGCGATAGAGATCAGTTTGTTTGCTTTCGCTTGTGATTCTGCCTCAGTGTCGCATCCAGGACCCATGATCAGGTAGTCTACCTCAATCTCGTCTCTATTCGAGAAGAGATCGTATGCTCTCATTGTATCAGAGAGTTCTGACAACATCGCGCCTCTAGTGGCACCGTAATCGAGACCGTTAAGAAGAGGATACGTTACATTTCCAATAGCGGCAAAAGTAACATCTTGAGCATCTTGTGAGAACTGACCATCAGCGGTACTGACAGGAACGAAAGCACTAGCGTCTCCACTAGTTGTTGTAAATCCAGTTGCTCTGGGGATAGTTCCATGATGAAGGTCAGGTGCCAGAGATACGTTATATCCAGCGTAGATGTTCTCTGAGAAATCTGCAAGATAATCTTTGTAGTAAATTCTCTGTGGAGCATTTACATTCGAGACTGCATCATTTGCCTTTGAGAGACCAATATGCTTTTCAAGAAGGTTACCTCTAATTCCAGTAACTGAACCAGTGTCATCTGCAACAACGATATGTATAGAATCGTTATAACCTTGTCTATCAGAGACAAATACATTAGTGGCTGGTTTAGGCGCTATGGACTTCCAGAAAATAGTCTGGTTGTTAAGACCCAGAGTTTGCTGATCATACCAGTCTTTAATTGATAGTGCTACTGGAGTAAATGACTTAGCAGCGTCTGCTCCGTTACCAGTGTTGATACCAGCATTGTTTACTGGGAAGATTGCATCACTTGCATCGAAGGACTTAAGTCCATTACCCTCTGCATAGGTGATTCTTGTTTCAGTTCCTGCGGAGGACACTTGAGAAACAATCTTAACCTCAATCGTGCTCAAAGAAGCACTAGTTGAAGTATTAACACCAGTAATAATAGCTTTAAGTGCCCCAGTGAAGATGCCCGTAGTACCGATACCGGGTTGAACTGCGCTGATAGCAGCAGTTACACCGAAACCGATTTGGAATCCAGAGAGACCCAAATTAGTTGTGTTAATACCAATAATTTGGTCTGCTGCATCGTCAATGTAACAGACTTTTAGTTGATCTGCCCATGAACCAGGATTTTTAGCAGCATAAGTGAAAGATGCATCTGAGGTGTGATTGTTCTGATAGTCATCGTAATTGAAGACTTGTAGAACAGACGTTGATGCAATACCTACACCAGCATTTGCATTTCTTAAATTTGTATTTGCAGTTCTTGCTACCTTAAGGACACCGCCATAAGAAAGAAAGTTAGAAGCACTCATCCAGTATTCATACTGGGAATCGGTAGTTAGTGGTTTACCGAAAGTGTTAATTAACTCTTGTTCCGTGCTGATGTCAATAGCTTCTTCGACAGGTCCTATTCTAAAAGGACCGGCGATTGCACCGATATTATCTAATACGTTATCAGCTCTCCCTACAGTTAGGTCAACCTCCCTTACCAATACTCCAGGAGATAATTGAGGAGTCGCCATGTTTTGATTCTCCGTGATCTCAGTTTATCTAAAAATATTTATTAAAAAGTCACTTTTCACAGGGGAAACATGACGTGAATTACCAGTCTGGGTATTCCCATCTGTTATCAGATTTTTTATTTAATAGTATTCTCTTTATCGTACAACCTTTACATTCATAAGAATATGAAGATGCTACAGGACCTCTATCTCTTCTTGTTCTATAAAATCCATCGATTAAATTTTTAGTTACACCACACGTTCTACATTTTCTATCTTGTAGAAGAAGATGCCCCAGTTTAATTTGACCGTCAAGATCCATCCCTTACTTCTCCTATAACCCAAGACCTCATACCATATGGTACATCATTAATTATTTCTTGAGTCAATTGAATTGCATCTGGCGGGACAACTATACAGAATCCAATGCCAAGATTGAATACATTTCTCATCTCCTCCTCAGCAATGTCTCCTGCCTTCTGGATCTTATTGAAGAGTTCTGGTCTTTCCCAAGCATTGTAGTTCACATCAACACTAAGACCTGTTGGAAGGCATCTAGGAAGGTTCTCAGGCAGTCCTCCACCTGTAATGTGTGCCATACCAAGGATAGGAACATGATCAAGCAGACACTGGATTAAACGGGCATAGATGGTTGTTGGTCTCAGTAGTTCTGGCATTTCCTTATAGGAAATTAAATTTTTATCTATCATATCATTTATGAGTGTGTATCCATTACTATGAAGACCACTACTTTCAATACCAATGACTATATCACCTGCCCTAATATTACTACCATCAACAATATCATGCTTCTCTACAACACCAGTACAGAAACCAGCAAGGTCATAGTCATTTGCCCTGTAATGCTCTGCCGTTTCTCCACCAATAAGTTCCATCCCTGCCATTGTGCAACCGACATTAATACCATATACAATATCACTCACATTAGCATCAAGTGATTTGGTAGAGATGTAGTCTAGAAAATACAATGGTTTAGCACCAGAACATATAACATCATTGACGCACATAGCAACGAGATCTTGACCAATAG